GTTGGAATCATTGCCTCCAGTGTTATCGGAGAAGATAAAATAATTCCCTGTAGACACTCCAATACTAGCAGTGGATTGAGTGCCCGAATTGCTACCATCTCGCCATGAGTAACTAGCCGATGAAGCCCTAGAGACTCCCAAGAGAACAGGAACAGCAGTATTAGATGAGTGCGAATTAAGGACTGAAGTTTGAACTCTAGCCCGAAAACCTGTTGTGTTACCCACTATCGCAAAAGTGCCTGTCGCTGGAACTGCAGGAAATGTCGTGCCCGATAAATATCGGCCTGCCGCAGTATCTCTAGTACTTACATAAACCGCGCCATGAACGTTATTTTGTTCATCACTCGAACACAACCTATTGCTATCTAAATTTTTTGTATTTCCATCCCCCATTAGTCCTGTCTTTCGGTTGTAATCCCCCGCCACAAAGCCAAAGTTTGTCGGCGCCGCCCCCACCAACGGCACCAGCGCACCGGCCAGTGTGCGGGCACCGGCCATGATGCAACTGGCCTTGATAGCGCTCCAGATCCCATCAGCTTTGCACCCCACCACAAACGCATTGATTGCATCGCGCACTGCGGTTTCCAGTGCCTGGCCATCGGCGGTCTCCACGGCGGTGATGTAGGCCTGTGCGTCGGGGTCGTAGGCACTCACCCTCCGTCTCTGAACAATCAGCATCCGATTCCCTCCTGCATAAGGCCCCCTGCGCCACTCATGCTGGCAGCTCATTGATCCATCCAGCAGAGAGGTCAAACGGCTGGCCTGCCTCGATCTGCTGGCGCAGTTCTTTCGCCCGCTCTATGTTGCCGTAGCCCGCCTCGACCAGCGCCTGATGCCGCTGCAGCAGGTCGATCATGGTGGCCGTTGCCGTGCCCTCCTGATCGCGCCGGATGGCCTCAGCCAGCAGCACGGCCAGCATTGGATCTTCGTTGCTCGGATACAGCCTGGCGTTAGCCTGCAGCCTCGCGGCCTCCACCTGATTGAGCAGCTCCTCCTCTGGCCGGCGGAGTACCTCCAACGTCTCTTCCCATGTCCCAGCAGGGCCGCCGGGCTTCGGGTTGGGGTAGTCCACAGGACCCCAGCTGGCCACCTCGTAGAAAATCTGAGAGTCGTACTCGCGCACCTGAGGTTCGCGCCTCAGGTAGAACTTGATCTGGGTGCCGTCGTAGGGCAGACCGAAAAGGTTGGGCCACCTGGCGCCGGCTGGGTTGGTGGGTACATCGCTCCTCATCGGCACAAACAGATCGACGCTTTGGCCCTCGCGCGGGCCTTGCTCGTCGTAGTACCGAATGCCGGTGTCGAGATTGGTCTTGATGGTGTCAGTCATGGTTAGACAGCAGAACGGGTAAACAGAAATTGAGCGAAGAGGCCTTGGGCGCCAGTGCCCACGCCGATCAGATCGACGCCGATCCGATCACCAGCGGTGAATGTTGCGCCGGTGATGTTGGCCGACACGTCAACCAGGCTGGCGCCTGATGCCAGCGTGGCGTTGCCCGTCAGCACGCTCGTCTTCACGCCCGCCGCCGTTCGGCGGTAGGCGTTGAACGTCGTGCTGCTGCTGCCGGTGGTGTCGATGTGAGAGCCAAACCGCACGGCCGTCAGAGTGAAGTTGCCAGACGGTACTGGCACCGGCACCTCGGCATAGTTGGTGCCAGCCGTTGCGGTCTCGCCACGGTTGCTGAGCACCAGTATTAGGCCGTCGCCGAGAGGCCCTAGGTCGGCGTATGTGCTAGGAATCGACGGCAATCCAGACAGGCTGCCATAAGCGATCTGTGCCCCATCGCCGCCGTTGTGGTCGTGGCTGTTGCCGTTCGTGACGCCTTGCGCTGCGGGGGCGAAGTCCGTGCTGGCTGCTGCTGCTGCCGTGCCCAGGGTGGGCAACCCGCTCAGGTCCGCATAGGCCCCAGTGAATCCCACCCGGGCCATCGCCGCGCCAGTGTTCACCAGGATGGTCCCGGTGTTGACGTTCACCCTCACTACGCTGCCGACCTGTTGCACCTCGCCAGATGCCGGGATCGTCGCCACCAGGGCGCCGCCAGCGCCGACATAGAGATGATCGCCCAGCTGATAACTGTTGGTATTGAAAGGCCTCAGCTCGCCCAGGATCACGGCGTCGCCATCGCCGTTGTTGGCAAGGGTGGTCTCCAGCACGGCGATCGCTGGCATTTTGAGCGGATCGGTCGGGTCGCAGGCCGCCACTGTGATCCGATCGGTGTCGCCCACGCTGCCAGTCGCATAGACCGCCGTGCCCGCCGCTAGGGGGCCGCCGCTGGTGTTTCTGACGTGAACGTAAAAGTTGCCGGCGATGCTGCCGTGGATGTGGGGGATGGCAACCGGCGCCGTGCCGGTGATCGTCAGGCCGGCAAATGATGGGCTGTCAGCCGTGCCCAGGCCCAGCAGCGTGCGCTGTGCGGCAGAGCTGAGCGCCTCCACCATGGCGCGGCCTGCCGCGGTGCTGGCGCTGGTCCACCATGCCGCGATGGCCTGCCGCACCCGTTGCGCCGTAAACGCCCGCCGGGTCGTCGCGGTGCCGGTCTCGGCCTCAGCCTGCTCGATTGTGGCAGCGGTCCATTCGCGGGCGTCGCTCAGCCGGGCATCGCTCAGCCCCACATAGGCCGCGTCACCCTCGGCGGCGGTCAGGTAGCCAGGATGCGGGTCGGCTGCTGCCTCATGCGCTCCGATTGCCGCTGCCACCTCCGAGTCTCTGGCGATCCCTGCAGGGATGTCGCCATCGGTCAGCGCAGTGGCTGATTGTCTGTATCGAGAGTCTCCTTCGGCCTGAGTCAGGTAGCCGGGATGGGGATCGGCTGCTGCTACGTGGGCGGCGACCGCGCCCAGCGCCTCCCGCGCCTCAATCCCATCCTCCAGCTTGTCCAGGTTGCCATCATGCTCCGCCGCTGTGAGCGGCGTGCCCTTGACCAGCCGCCGGGTCAGATTCAGCGTCATGCGAACACCCCGGCCTCAAAAACGCCTTCGACATACACCGTAAAGACGGCCTCAATCTTCTCCAGCGCTGCAACACAGAACATCCCATCCCCTTGCTTCATCGGTTCGTGGATGACTTTGAATGAATCCCCATTTACGGAAATCAGATCCCCGTAGGACAAGGCGGCAAACAAATCGGAACGCAAGTTATGCAGCGCATATTCAGTGCTTACAACTTGGTCGCGTAAAATTAGCTCTCCATTTTGTTCTAAAATGGCATCACCAATGACGGCGCCCCATACGACTGAAACGCCGCCAAGTTGGCGATTAACCGCTCGGGCTAGCAGATTGTGTCGGCTGGCCCAGCTCATTCTCAGGTCACAGCAGTTGCGGTCTGATTGGAAGCTGATGGCATCAGCTTCACTTCGATAAAGCCAGCCACTGCGCCAGAGGTGGTCAGATTGATGCCGATCAGCACGTTGGCGGTAGTAGAAGCTGTCGTAACCTTCTTCACTCCATTGCCACTAAGCACCACGTAAACCGGCAGGCCCACGGATGCAAACTCTTCGCTGCCCAGCTTTTCAAGCAAATACACACCAGTGGTGCACAGCTCAACATTTGCGCCGCTGGCAGCATCAGTGACGGCAACGCCACGGATACGGCCAACCTGCACAAACTCACCGGACTTGACTGCAGCTGGAGCAGCAACAGTAAGGGTATCACCCCTTTGAATGTAGTTCTTCATGGTTTTTTTGAGTCCTCAGGATAGAAGTAATCAAGCACCGGTAGACCGGTAGAAGCCGCGATAATCCGACACCGTGATGCCAAACTCTTCGCGTACCAGCAGCTCAACACCGTCAGGATCGCGGCGTTCGATCGTGGTGATCGTCGGGCCCGGCTCGCCTTCGAGATAGCCGTATTCCAGCATCTCAATACGATTCGGACTGGCGGCCATGTACCACAGCGCAGAGCTGCGGGTTTCAAGCCGGTTCTCAACGATCAGCTGCATTCCGCCAGCGAACGGATTAGGGCCACTGTTGCCAGTCAGTGCAGCAGGGGCATAGCCAGCAGGGAACAGGAACTGCAGAGCAGTCGTCTCAATGCTGGTAGGCACCATCAGGAATGCCGGGGCGAGGTTGAGCTCGTTGCCAGCAATGTCCTTCTGCTTGCGCATCTTCACCTTGCCGGTGTTGATGCTGTCGATGCCGATCACCCCAGTGCCGGTGTTGTTGTGCGATGCGTCAAACAGCGCTACGCCATCAATACCAACCAGTGCCCCGCCGCCATTGGCGCCAGAGTTGCTGCCGGCAGTAATCAGGCCCCACGCTTGGTTTGACTCCATCAGCCGACAACCGCGGCCCAGTAGCATCGGTGCACGATCCAGGGCGTTCAGATCATCGTTGATCAGCGCCTGCCGGCTAACCAACAGCTTCCGGGTAAAGGTCTGCAGATGCCAAGTCGCCTTTGCTTCGACCATGGTGCCGGCGGTGTATTCACCACCTTCCAGGGTCAGTTCGGGCACCACCTGTCCCTGCAGCTGCAGGTTGGTGGCATTCTTGAAGTCGGGCAGGTCGCGGCGAACACCCAGCGGCTGCCAGGTCTGCGGCTCTTCCTCGTAACCCTGCAGCAGGCGCTTGCCGGCTACATTGGAGAAAATCTCAGGAAAGTCGCTGGTGCTGTGAAACGCACGATCGATCAGCCGGTTTTTTGACATGCCATCGGTATTGACACCGTTGGCCTCCAGCCACATCCGACCCATCTCCAGGATCGACCGACCGATGAACCTCCGGCCATTATCGGTGGGTTTTTGAATCGCATGGCAGCGATACTCCAGGCAGTCCTGGAAGCCGCGCATCAGATCATCGCCAGAGTCACGGGTGACCGCAATGCGGGCCGGATGGCCAGCGTGAGCTGGGGATTCGGTTTCAGTACGCTGCCGCACTTCACGCACCACTGCAGTAAGAGCTTCAATTTCGGTGCCGTGATCCCTCAGGATTCGCTGAACAGTGGGCTCGTCCAGCTTGGCCTCGCTGGCAGCGCGGCGGACGGTCAGCTCCAGCTTGAGGGCTGAGGCAGATCGGGCCACTTCACCATTGGGATCAGCGGTCACCTGGGCAGGGGCCGCAGGCGCGGCAGGCTCAGCGATCGCCTGGGCAGGGGGCACAGGCGCAGCCGGCTCAACAGATCGAGCGACATCAGCAACTGCAGTTGCTGAGGTGGCAGCAGGTTCTTGAGCTTGAGTGTTCACCGGGTCGCCCCCGGCCTTCAAATCATCAGACATCGGGGGATCTCCCACAGAGTTGGCGCCGCGCATCACGGCGTGCGTGTCCTGGCCCCTAGGGACCAGGCTGACCAGTGTTGGCTCCCAATCGGTTGCCCTCATTGGTTCGTTAGATCCGCCTTCGCGGACCTCGTAAACACGAGCATCAACACTGAATCGCGCTGATCCCGTTCGCATCCGTGGCACTGCGATCGCCACGGCTTGCTCTGGACCGTCAACCACAATCCGACCGATCAGCTGATTCGAGCCATCGGCAGCTCGCTCCAGTTTCAGATCCGTCACCGCACCCCAGATTGCATCGGACGTGCGCTTGTGGTCATAGTCCATCGGTAGCGGGCGAGCCGGCCACCTGATCGCTTCTGCCGTATGCAGAAGTTGGAACCCATCACCAACGTCGCGATCAGAGCTGATCACGATTTCAGCCGAGCGAGTTTCCTCGTCCCAGCTGTTTGGCGCCATAAGCGCCATGCGTTGGATGGTTTGCTGTTCCATGCTCGAAGTCTATGGAGCTTGGCCGGCTAGACCTCCAGCCATTGGCTGGCGACTATTTAGGTCGGTGCTCAACACCAGGCCAGCCGCTCGCGCTCGCTCCATGTCCTGGCCTAGCTCCTGTATAACCACCTCTGGGACGTAACCCAGCATCCGGTGAAGCTCCGACAGGCTCATCATCCCCGCCTGAATCGCCTTTACATACGCCGGAATCTCCCGCGCCGGATCCGTCAGCCATGCAATGGGTGGGGTCCACTCAAAACGCGCAGTCCCACGCCCTTGATTGCTAATTGCTGCAGCCTCTCGATACCACCTGCCCAGTGGCTCCAGAAACTGTGGAATCATGATTGACCACCGCCAACGCGCAACAGCACGCCTCATTTCCATCCACCCCATCCGGCCACTTGAAAAGTTTACATTCCCTAAGTCACCCGTCAGCGCTTCGTAAGTGATCTCATACGCTTGCGCAATGCTTAATAGGTGATACTTCTGTACCGCTACAAAATCACCAGCACTAGGCGGGTTAGCGAACTCAATCGACTTGCCGGGCGGCAATACTTCAATCGCGCCAGGCTCCAACTGATCAAGAAGCTGGGCTCCTATAGGACTTTGAGCTTCAGGATCGCTATCTTGCACGAATGCCATAAAGCACGCTGACAGCTTATCTTTCATCAGCTGGGACGCGTCGTGATCGCTTATGTCCCTGAGCTTGAGCAATGCCGAAACACCAAACGGTACGCCAATCACCTGGCCCGGTCGGCGCACATCAAATACATGGCACATCTCACTAGCTTGGACAAAATCACTCGTAAGCGAAGTTGCCTTCCAGTCCATCTCCCCAGGATGAACACGTCGCAGCCAGTA